TTAATCTATTTTAAAAGTAACCCCAGAGATATCCTCTCCAGAAGAAATGACATCCTTAACCATATTTATGGTGCTATCTGAAATACTAAAACTTAAATATAGGTCACTTAAACCAACAACATCATTTGATTCTGGATATGCTTGAACCTCAATAATATTATTTTCTTTTTCTGTTGATATGATATTAATTGTGTTTATGGTAATTTCACCTTTGGTATAATCAATAACCCCAGCAGAAGAAACTAAAACTCGATAACTTCCATCTGCATTTCTTTTAACGACAGATAGAACTCCTTTTCCACTACCATCTAACTCACCAGTTCCTGGAATTGTGTTTGGTGTATCAGTGAAATGAACCATATCTGGTTCATTGCTAATATAAAAACCAGTACTCTTAATATTATATCCGTCACAATTGATGTGAAACTTATTACCAAAGCACAACTCATACTGTGCAAACTGATTTAATAATGCTTTCAGATTTCTACGTACTCTTACCTTCGTGATATTTGAAGTAATTGATCTATCTGCATTATCAATAACTTGAAGTATTTTACTATATTTGAATCTTCCACCAAACTTATTCAAGTCAATGGAAGAAGCATAAGTATTCAATGCATTTGTAACTGTGGTCTTTAAGTTATCTACGCTTGAAACTTGAGGTGCATTGTAGTAAATTGAGGAGTCAATCTCAACATACAATACTTTCAGATCGACAATTTCTTGGTTGATACCACTCAAAGAGTATTGCTTGAGTTTTGTTAGTATATTTCCCTTATCAAAGTCTGATAGATAGTCTCCATTTTTTGGTTTGATACTAATCAGAACTTTTCCAAACTGTGGTGGATCTAACTCTTCTCCACCGACAACAGAGACAGACTCGGTGTTTGGATATATTTGCTGAATAATTGCCTCATAGTCTCTAGCAGTTACTGCTCTGTACTGAGCAGAATAGAGTCTTGGTGCAAAATATTTGACAGATGATACAGGTTCAATGTCACCACCATTCATTGCCTTCTGAATAGTAGTCATTGTTACTGAACTAGAAGGAATCGCAACGTTATTACTTGCGTCTCTTAATGAACCAGAGAAACTAAACTCAGATGGTCCATTACCTTCTTTTCCATCAGTCACAATATAAGTGACAGTAACAACAGAACTGTTCTCTAACTTTTTACCAAACAGTCCGTCACCAAATAGAATTTCATACTTTTCGTCCTGAACTTCCTGAAGAAGATAAATTTCAGAAGTTCTTTCAACTCCAATGATATTATCGACTTTTGAGTATTCTCTTCCAAGACCACTATCGGAAGGTCCCTTTACATAAACAACAATGGTTGAAGTATCAATGAATGAGTTATCAAGAATAAAACGTTGATCCAGAGAACCATCTACAACAAATTGCTTTGTCAAGAACGTTCCCTGATACACTTCAATTGGTGCATCTGTCGTACCAAATGTGGCAACTCCACCACTGATAGTGGTAGAGACGTTTTCTGGTATTGAGAAGGTATATGTGCTCTGTTCTGCCGTTCCAACACACACCAGACCCGCCTGCAAGGTCAATGTGGGACTTGTTGAGGTAGTTGGTACGTTAATAGTTACGTGCGCTCTTGCCGCTGTTCTAGAGCGTGGTGTGTAACCAATATTTCTTGCCAGTGAAACAACATTTTCTCTGAGAGTTGCAGAGTCCAGAAAGGACTCATTCACAATCATATTTGAGTTAAATGCTGTAATATATGTGTTATATGCTAACGTATCGATCAGAACAGAAAAGTTTGAACCCTCAAAGTCAAAGTCTGTAAAGTTGGAGTTCGCACGAAGATAATCCTTGATGGATGTCTTGATCTGATCAAAATCGAGGTTGGTAAATTTAGTGAAAGGCATTTTATCTTGTTGCCTCTAATATGAATGTAAACGCTTGTGTCGGAACATCTTGTCCAATAATATCAAATATTACGGTTACATTGAATGTATTCTCATCGGGTGATGGTTCAACATCCACTCGTGTATTTGTAACACGTGGTTCAAAGTTTCGAATCGTTGTAAGAATCTGGTCCTCAATAATTGCCGCAGTACCATAGTCAACAAATTCAAACAGACTTGAGCGTACTTCAGAACCCAACAGGGAGTTAAAGAATCTCTCTGTTGGGATTGTTTCGACTAAATTTCTGACGGAACGACGAATTGCATTCTCATTCTTAAGAATTGGCAGATCCTTTGTAACAGGATGAGGATCGAAGGACAAACTAATGTCCTTGAAGGCTCTTGATACTCTGGTAACTGCCATTTGGACGTGGATTTTCTCTCATTATTTATGAGTTATTTCCAAGGAATCCCATAAGATGGTTCAGTCCCATAGTTCCAATCATCGTAATCTTCATCATTACGAATTTTTTCATGCAACTCTTCTTGTTTTTTCAGATCATGGCGTGGTGCAACATCGTGCATGACTTCTTGAATCACTCTTTTTGGTTTAATATCACCATAATCAGTGATTAAATGAGATGTTCCCCACATCTCTCTCATGTAATTACTGTCTCTATCGACGGGTAAGTTCGACATTTTAGCTCCTGTTTTAATGAATAAAACAGAACTTTTATAAAGGAGGTTGCTATCTCCTTATTTCTATTTAACGTTCGACTTCACGAAGCGAATATGAGTCAGAATTGAGGTATTTGAGTATTTCTAAGGCAATTAAACGTGGGTTTCCTTCACCACAAGTGTACACATCGACTGCCAAACACCCATTTTCTGGCCAAGTATGACAAGAAACATGACTTTCTGCCAGTGCAATGACGACTGTGCATCCTTGTGGTAGAAAACAATGCGAAAATGTGTTCAAAATTGTCATTTTCGCACGCTCTATGCCCCTAATCATGACGTTCTGTAGAGATTCTACGTCATTAATCAGATCAAACTGAACATCATACACCTCTAAGAGGAGGTGTTTACCCATCGAAAACTGTTCCAACTCAATTTTTATGAAAAAATTTATTTATTCTACCTCTTCAACGTAAAATCCACGCCGAACATCACTTAAATGACCATTTGCAGAGTAATAACGGAGATCAGATTCGTGATTTGGAGAAAATTTTAAGTGTTTTTTTGCATTTATCCCATCTTCATCCCATATTGGATACACTTTTGACCCCATAGGAAGATTCCATATCTGATCATTACCAGTTCGAAGATGAATTTCAAACGGTTTTCCACCTTTTGACTCAACATTCAAGTACTCTACATCAATTTCTTCAATAAAATTGGGTAGTTTAAACTCTGGTATCGCAACTTTTGTCCAAACTTCAAAACGAGTTAGATTATTTTCTGTTTCATGAGTGCCAATCATCGCACTAAATGGAATCCAACATCCATTTTCACGTTTATAGTCAATACTAAAATGATCTCCCTCTAGATATTCACACCAGAAATATCCAGGGGAGACGTATTGATGAAGAATCATTTCTTCGGTATGTAATTTTGGATCAAGGAATTGTTTTTTAGCACCAATTCCTTGACCAAATAAATTGTAGATTGGTCTTATAATATAAAAACCTTTCTTTTGAATCGGAACACAAGCAGGACCTGCATCATAACCACATCGTAGAGCAATGTCTAATTTATTGAATACCCAACGATATTGAGGATAAGATCTCCAAGCTTGCACATCGTCATCAATCATCCTTTACCTTGACCCCTATACTTCTTTCGTGCTCCATTGCGAGAAGACGCGGCATATTTGGTTCCGTTCCCAGTGCCTTGGCGAGATTTCTTAGGAGGTCCAGGAATATAAGACGTGCGCTTATTCAGTCCGCCAGTTTTTGCTTTTGCAGCCATTGATTATTCTCCAATAAAATTTCAGTTTCAAGATCTTCAGGTCGTGGAGAACCTGTCTGATAAAACTCTATCGACAGATCCTCCATGGTATCGAAATATTCTTCCTCTGAAAGCGCAGTATAAATGCGCTTTCCTTTGCACAAAATGTTATAGCGTTCGTTAGCCATCTCAAATGATTCTTGTTTTTTCGTGACCAACGCGAACGCGAGGATCACACCAGATTTCAAAGCCTGCTTCCTTTGCATCCAAACAGAACGATACGTCTTCTCCACACATGTCCTGTACTTCACCAGACTCAAAGACTTGCATCTTCGGTGCAAACCAAGGATACTTCATCTCAGGATGCTCAAAGACTCCTTTCTTAATCAGCAACCATCCAAAACCTGCATAGTCAACAGTAAATGGCTTCCGACGCTTTTGAATCGTTTCTACGGTTTCATGATTCATCACACCACCATTGTTACGGAAGTCTTCCTCTTCCATCCAATGAGCAACAGATGTCGTGACACCATCTTCGGTTGCATACCAACCAGAAGCAATGTCTTGATCCATCAGAACCAGTTGCCAGAACTTTTCAGTATTGAATACAATATCACTATCAATCCAAAGTTGCCAGTCATAGTTCAGTTTCCCATCCCAGGGAACCTGATCAGGACCACGCAGAACATTTGCACCCAGACACTTACAACGTGCAAAGTTCACCATCGAACTGTAGTCTTGAGAGATCTGAATGCTTGCACCTGCCTGAACAAGATCAAAGCAGAGTTGTACAAAGTTCTTCAGATACGTGTAAGAAACACCTCTTCCAGGAAGACAGAATACAACTGACTTTCCTCTGACCATTTCTTTTGCCAAGTTGTAGTCCCATTCCTGTTCTTTTGCTACAACTGGAGTTTTTGCTTTTACGGTAAATCCTTTAGCCATAGAGTTGATAAATTTACATTCATATCATACAGTATTATCTATGTAAAGTCAAGCAGAGAGTTCTTGAAAACTTAAGTCTTCTTTGCGGTAGTTTCCAATCAATTCTACAACGTGATTTAACATATCCCAGGTTTGATGAAAGTCTGTTTCAGTAAGATCTTCATAGATGCATTTCTCTTGAACGTAAATGCAGTAATGCTTTTCATTCATCACGTTCACTTAGAACAACCTCATCACCTTCTATTTTAACACATATCTCAGTATCTTCATACCATGAGAGTTCATTGATGATTGCTTCTGGTATATTAATAAAGTACTCACCAGTAATTGGATCGACTTGTAGGGGTTGAAAAAATTCTCCGGAGTTTTTCTTCATTGAATGTATTATATGATTCGATTTTGTTTTTTTATATAGTACTTTTATACCTTTGATTATATCTCCGGGAAATTTTGAATTCGATGAATATTGATCGCTCGTTTTGGGTCGTTTATAGCTTACAGGGACCCAGAGGATTATAAAACGCCCCCACGCGCCCCGCGCCACGGGGACGCGGCGGGCGGGGGAACTGCTGCCCCCCGCACGAACGCACAAGGCGTCACCAGGACGGCAGCGCCTCCTGTGCCTCCTGGGCGTGGGTCTCTGAATACTGGGCGGCGATGGCGGTAGCGGGCAACCCCCAGTGAATGTAGGCGGAGGGGCGGGAACCGTTCTTCAGCTGGTCAGCACGGGAGACCCACTTGATCTGACGGGTCTGGAGGTCAGAGCACATGCAGAGGGGGAAGCGCATCGGGTGTCGGTTGAACTGAGAGTATCCTACAGGGTCAGGGGTCAGATGGCAAGGGCATCATCGATCCGATCCATCAGGCGGTCACGGGCAGCGGCGCGACGGTCGGCAGCATACTGGGCAGCAGCGGCGGCAGCGTTGGCATCCTTATCCCCGACCCACTGGCGACCCAGAGAGTTGACGGGGTTGAGCGTCCCCATGCGACCAGCACCGATAGCAATGTCACCCGACCCGACGTAAGAACCCTTACCAGCGTCGTGAGTCCCCAGAGCAGAGCGACCCGAAGAATTGGTTTTGGTCAGAGCAGAGCGGCGGGTCTTACGGGCGGCAGACTTGAGCACCTTCACCTTAGGGGTCAGACCGTTGGCAGCGAGGTCAGCAGCGATGGCGGTCAGGTTGGCGGTCGAGCGGGTCATGGGTCGTTTGTTTGAACTGAAAGTATTGTAGCAGGGGGGTCGGGTCAGTCGCGGTCGCTGATGTGCCAGATGCCCCACTGTCCATCCTGCTGGTTGCGAACCCTGATCGCTTCCTGCCGTTGCTGCCAATCATAGGTCTGCCATGCGTCAACCGTAGCGGCAACGTCCGAAGGGTCGGAACCGTAGCAGGCATTCCAGATCAGGTTCGCTTCGTCAAGGGTCATGGGTCGTTTGCTTTGGGAGTATTGTAGCAGATCAGAGGGCATTCAGTTGGGAGGCGATCCGTTCCGCTTCGGCAGGGGTAGCGCAGTGGGCGGCATCATACCAGACCCCAGGCATCAGGCGGCGGCGGATTCGGGCGCCGTCCGTTCTATAGGTGCCAGGCGCCTTAAGGATCTTATCCAGCAGGGGGAGGCGGGGCAGGAGCATCGGAGGTCGTCTGAACTGGAATCAGTATAGAAGCAAAAGGGAGGGGGGATGCCCCTCCGTTGTGCCACTATCAGAATTGGATGGGTTCGGCAGTCGGTGCGCTGATGGCAGCATAGTGGGCGGCGGCATCAGCGATGTTTGCGTCTGCCACGTCGTCAGCGATGGAGTCCAGCACCTGCAGGAGTTCGGCACCGTTGGCGGCGCGGTTCAGAAGAGCGGTAGCAAGGTCAGCGGTCATGATGGAAGGAAGGTAAAGGGTCAAAGGGTAGGAAGGGTCAGGCAGCGATCAGCAGGTCATTCTCCCAGCGGGCAGCGGTCAGGATCTCATCGTAGATCCGATCGGCAACCTGGTCAACGTAGCGGCGCTCATCCGCTTTCAGGATGGCAGCGCGGCACTGAGCGGCGATCTCATCAATGTTCAGAGCGCGGTCGGTGCGGGGGTTGTAGCGCATGGGTCGTTTGCGGTTGACTTGTTAAGTGTAAGGGGTCAGGTGGGGGGTTGGTGCCCCCCTTGTGCCAGTTGATCAATCGGCATAGAGGCGCTGGAAGTCGTCCACAAACTCCCGTGCCTCATCGCCTGACATACGGGAGATCATCTCAGTGGCGATGGTCTCCCAGGAGTAGAGGTCTGCCAGATCATAGATGGCGGACCGTGCCTGAGAGGCGGTCAGTTCGGAGGCGGTGATCTGAGCGTAGGTCATGGGGTTTCGGTTGAACTGAAAGTATTGTAAGGGGTCAGGGGGTCAGGCGGCGGTGCTTTGTGCCACTTCCTCATCTGGCACACCGTGAAGAATGTCGATCATCTGCTGGTGGTAAGCATCAGCTTTGACCACTACATTGTGAGACTCAGTTACATCCTCAATGTCATACTTTGTGAGTTCCAAAGTATTAATCACAGTGGAGAGGAGATCAGTCAGTGCCTCAATCTTTTGAGCGTCAGTCATCAGATCCCTTTGCGGTTGATCCTATTGTAGGGGGTGGCGCCCCTCAGAACGCCACCAACTGATCCAGATCCCATTGTGGCACACGGGCGACCTCATCGATCACGTAGTTGCCGCGATGCTTGCGAATCCAGGCGTTAACGTGCTTCGTGGTGGTGGCGCTCCACTGGTAAGCGGTGCGGATCCAACCCTTGCCAGGGACGATGGCGGCGACGGGTTGATCATAGGAGAACAGGATGCAGGTCCCGTCTGCCAGGGTCACCTCGGTTTGGTTGCTGCCGACTTGCTGGACTTTCATGTGGTTCGCTTGTGAACTGAGAGTATTGTAAGGGGTCAGCGGGCGATCAGGTCGCCTGCAGTGTACAGTGCCTGAGCTGTCACATGGCGGACGGGGCGAATCGGTTCCCAGAGCAACCACAGCAGCAGAGCACCAACGGTCAGGCGGAGCATGGTAGCACGGTGGAAGTCTGCGGAGCGGGAACGGGTCAGGGCTTTGATCATGGTGCCAGGTGAGCGGGGGAACCACAGGAGCGGTAGAATTCTACCATGCGTTCCGCTTCGTCAAGGGTGGGGAACCATTGCGACCGCCACTCACAATTGTTGTAGGGGACCTGGTAGCGGACTTCGTAGCGGGTCAGTGCCATGGGTCGATTGAAATGCTTTGGGGTGGGCAGTCCTCACCTCTGCCCTTGGGGGGTCCTCTTTCCTCCCCCCTGGTGAACATAGTATGGCACGGGCTGGGGGTCAGATCAACGGGGTCTGTGCCAGTTCAAAAAGTGGCACAGGGTGGCTGGTCAGGGGGTGCTGGGGCTCTATGATAAGGTCACAAGCGAAGGAGGGGCGGGGTATCCCTGAGGATGAAAAAGGTCGCCACGGGAGCAGCCTTAAATTATAAAAAGCATCGCAAAAAAGGGAGGGCGTCACCGCCACCCCAGAAAGGTGGCAGGGTTGCCATAGTCTGCGATCACAATCCCATTGCAACGGATCTCACAGTAACCGTAATCCTCAGACAGACTGTAGCACAGATCGTAGGCGCGATCCTCATCAGTGGTCGTGTTCTCCCAGGGAGCGGAGGGGCAGATCACATCGTAACGCATTCGGTTTGGTTCGTTTGGTATGAAACCAGTATAAGGGGTCAGGCGGCAGGATCGGGGGTGGCAGTGTGCCACCTATTCAACTGGCACACTGAAAGCGTCCGCTGTTGAAGTTATGATAAGCGAAGACCTCACGATTGACCAGTTTGAACATACCAAACTCATTGGTCATGACATAACCTTCGGCATCAATTCGGTTGCCGTTAATGTAAGCGGCAGGACCATCATTGCGGCAGAGGAACAAACAATCATCTTTGATAGACTTCACCAATGCCCACAGACGCAGCAGGTTAATGTCACAATCAAAGTCTTTGGGGTTGACTTCTTCACCAGCACGAATGCAGGCATTGATCTGTTGTTTGATCTTTGTCGCTTCCTTATCACTCACAAAGGTGGCAGTGGTTGCCATTTGACGGGCAAAGTTGCAGACCTCTTCAACATCAGCGAACGACTCCTGATTGTGCAGGATGTATGCATTCGGTTTCACGAACTTCACGTGCTCAGTATCATTCCAGATAGCACGGTCAGGGAATGCAACAGCGTCACGAAGATCGCTCTCAGCATAATAGCAAGTGTGCGGAGCGATGATGATGCTTTGCGTTACAATGTCACCGAACTGATAGGTAATGGTGTTGGAAGTGTACTCATTCAGTCCACCAAACCCGATGAAGTCTGCCTGATAGATTGTCTCAGTACGGGGCAGACTATCAAAGCAACAGTGCAGAATCTGTGCAACGTTGCCATCATAAAATGCATCTACCTCTTCGTGAGAGTGAGCAATACGAATCTTTTTCTTGTTAAAGACTGCTTTGGTGCCCACGAAAAATGTACCCGTGGCAGGGTCAATACCCCACACGATAGCAGGAGCACCATCAATCTTCACAGAAAGATGACCCTTTGCAGTGAACCAATCAAGAACCGAAAGGTCACCCGTCAGGATGGTATCTTCGGGGTGTTCGAGGTGTGTGTTTTTCATACTGTTAGTATTGCACGAAAAAAGGAGGTCTGCAAGGGGGTGTGTGACAGTTCCTCAACTGTCACAAGTCATCCAGATTTACATTTTCCCAACCACTAAAATCAGGTTCTACATCACCCAGAAGTTGCTGAGCATAATATAACGTGCCACGTTCAAAGTTTCTATCACGAAAATCATCAGTTTGCCCACGATGCTTATACCAACTGAGAACACCGTGACCAACATCAGAACGACTCACAATCGCCATATAATGATCATCACACCACACTTCATTCTCTTCTGCCATCTCACGCAATGCGGTGAGAGTTGCACAACACCAGTTGCGTTCTAGAAAGTTACCATTCTCATCAAAACCACATTTAGGATCATCACCTTCCCAATCTTTCACGAATGTGGAACAACGGGGGCATTTGTAAGTCATCAGATCCCTTTGTTTGTGATCTTAGTATTGCACGAAAAAAGGGGGGACGCAACCCCCCTTGTGCCACTTATTCAACTGTCACACTCTCAATCAGTTCTTGAATCACATCTTCATCATACACATACGAAATCTCAGTGAGAACATCCTCCTCAGATTTACCTGCGAAGTTCTCAACAATCGTATCATACGCAAACTGAATCAAACACTTAACGTCCATCTCATCAACAATACGCTCAGCGTAGTTTTCAATGAGTTGGTCAAGTTGTTGGGAAGTGAGAGTCATGAGTTTGTATCAGTTAGAAGGAAAGTTACGGCAGACAGCATCACATAGCGTCTTCACCAGTTCCTGTTGTTCTTCATTGTATTCATCACCCCAAGTGTCATAAAAAAAACTTTCGATGATACAATCAATGTCCTCCATGAGTTGTTCACGAGCAGACAACATTTCCAGTTTAGGATTCAATTCAGGCATCAGTAATCGTAGTTAGCGTTCAGGTACTCATTGACATCGAACTTCTCATCACGAAGTTCAGGAATGTCAAGGTCAAAAATCTCACCGGGCATGTCTTGGATTTCAGACCAGAGTTCATCAAACATGGTTTGTCTCTCAGGGACGAATGTAATGTATCAGGGTCTGGGGGGCATTGCAACCCCCCTTGTGCCACTTGTCAGACTGTCACACCAAACAGAATGCGTGGTTTTGAACAACATTTACCATGACACATTCCTGACGAAACTGTTTCTTATACTCGTCTGCAATGATCAACACTTCATCCAACATTTCCTCAGAGATAACAGTGAGAATACGAACCTTTTCGTATTCACCATTCCAACAACCATAACCCTCAGTGAGTGTAAACCCCGTCAGGTTTTCTTGAATGATTTCTTTCAAAAACGAAGAGAACATTACTGCATTCACTTCACCTGCATCAGGAATGTTTGCACCGAAGTAAACAGTGGTGGTGAACATTGAAGTTTCTCAACTGTGGTTAGAATACACGAAACCAGGGACCTTGCAACATACCCTGTGACACTTTCTCAACTGGCACTCTTCATGTAGATACGGTCCATAATGCACAATGAAAGGTCAAAACGAATGTCATCATCAACATCACCCATCTTTGCCTGAATAGCATCAGGAATGATCTCTTGCATAAAGTCTACCCAACGTTCATCAGCAAAAATATAATCAACCACTTCAGGGGTCAAAGCATCAGCGAGTTTCTGAATAGTTTGGTTGGAGAGAGTCATCAAAACCTCACGAACAAATGTACACTAACCCATCACCTGGTAGGTTGCAACCACCCTTGTGCCACTAGACAAACTGGCACAAGACCCCTTGATCGGGACCATCTGCCGTGATATCTTATAACAAATTCAATGAGGGGAGAGGTATCCCTGTAGACGAAAATACATCGCCACCGCTCCTGCCATAAAATATTCATTCTCAATAAGGCGCGCCTTATTGAGAATTATATCATGTGCCAATATTTAAACTGGCACATTACTCGAACGGATCGAACTCTTGTACCCTACAATGGATATCTTCACCTGGTTCGAGTTCGAGTAAGTCACGCCAATTAATATTATCTAGATCTAGATCATCATAACACATGATGTCTAGTGTTACCTGTATGATGCGTTTTTGTGCTAGCATAGGTGTCTCGTCTAGATGTATGTGTCTAGTCTAGATTGTATCATGCATAATGACGATATGCAAGACTTTCGTAATCTTGCCCATCTCGTGCATAATCCTCGTCGAGATCTAGTGCATCTTGTGCATAATACTCGTCGAGATCGTATGAATGATCGTTACAGTATGTGTAGTCGAGATCGTAGTCGTCGTACATAAGCTCGTCGAGATCTTTGAAACGCATGTGTATTGTAGCATAAAGCTCGACGAGATGCAAGATATACTAGATGTAGATCTCGACGAGATTCATAACAATATATATGTGTTCTCGTCTAGAATTGTGTGCTTCTCGACACATGTTCTCGACTAGATTCTATCACGAACTCATAAGAATGTCAAGTCCTTATAAGTCTTGTGTGGGTCTCGGAGCATTTTCGCGGGGGGGCGGACTTGACAAACTCCGCGTCTTATGATACGCTCGCTTAGGTCACAAGACCCAGACACATTTATAAGTATTAAACACATAAGGTCTGGGTATTCTCAATAATATCAACTTTATTGAGAATATTATAAAAAACACAAATATATTTCTGTTAATAATAGGTTAAATCTTCATTGTATACTATACGACACAAAATCTGTCATACCATACAATAAATCATATATACCATACAATATATTATGGTGTAACACCTTACAATATAAAATGGAAAGAGGCATCATCTATCTCATTCTCAACAAGCAAACAGGTGAAAAATACGTCGGAAACACCACACTTGCGATGAATAAAGAATGGGTACACCACATCGACCGTTCTAAAAGAATGTCATCTGAACCTTTACATAAGGCATTCAGACAATATGGTGTGCATAACTTTATGATCAAAGAGTTAGATGAATACGATGATACCTGTTTAGAGAACAAACTCAATGAATGGATAGACAAATATAAACCTGAATACAATCTTATTGTTACTAATGTAGAAAAAACGGTAATCTCAATGCAGGAAAAGCGGGAACCCGTAGGGTTGAGCGATAGCGAGATACCTAAACCTAAAAAAGAAAGAACATATAAGTCATCACCACACCTTATACAATGGAATGAAGAGAATAGAGGAGATGGTAAACACTTTGGTATTAAAATAAGAGGTAAGAACTTAGATACTGGTTTATGTACTGACTATGAAAATGCAAGAGTCGCAGCAGAACAAGTGACAGGTAATCCGCGAAACAATTCTAACATTCTACTTGCTGCCAAAACTGGTAGAACTGCATACGGATACAAATGGCAATTATTAGAAGAGAAGAAGAATAAAAGATCGGTATTTGGTGTCCATAAAAAAACGGGGTTGATTGGTCCCCGTTATGAAAGTATTAACGCTGCTGTTCGTGCCTTTGAATGTACTGATAAACACAGCATTCTCAAAAGTCTGAAGAACCCTGGTAAGTACAGTTGGAAGGGTTACTTTTGGTTCTTTGGTTGAACTGTTGCCTTATACGGAACTTTACCAGTCTCGGTATACATCAGAATATCATACTTGAACTTGCATTCTAATGGACGTTCATTGCACAACTTGAGTGTTTGATTGACCGTTGACTGATGTGTCACTGCACCAGAGAGTGAATATCCAATAAGTGTTGAAAGAATACAATAAACAGGTATCAGAAAACTGGTACGATTTCTGAGTCTGTGTACCCTTGTTTCTTCACGTGTTGTTCCCATAATGATGCATCCTCAATGTTATAGAAAATTGCGGTTTGTTTGGTGATTTTGTTCTTCTTCAATTTGTAGTATACAACTTGGTATTTCATTGTCATTCCAATGTCGAATTACGCCTGCAATAATAAAAAGATTAGTGAGAAGATAAGTGCCGAATATAATAGTCCGTATATGAGCAACGTGGTCTGATTCTCTGTCATTCTTTGATGCCTTTTCGCCTAATGCCTTTGCCCAGAATCTCCATAATGTTTTTCTCTTCTTCATGGAACTTTATAACGTTTGCCGATGTCAGGGTTGTATGGAAGTAGGTCTGCTTCAATCTTTATTTCCTTTTGCTTTTCTTTTGTGGTTCTTGTATCCAGAACATTGGTATTCATTAACTTTGGAGCAGTCATTTGTTCTGGTACATAAGAGTCTGCCAGACCAACACCAGTTGATGTTCTCATTCCTGGTCGATACTTGAGTTGAGCAGTGAGTGGAATCTTATCCTGGTTGCGGTCATAGGCAGCAGCCATTCTTGCAGATAATGTTGCTTTGACTGGTGTTGCTTTTTCTTTTGCCTGTTGAATCTTTGCTAGAAAGTCTTTGAATGTTGTTTGTGTTCCAGTTCTTAATGCTTGACCTGATGAATACCGTTCTCTTTCGGAGGCAGAAGATTCAGATGGTTTTGGTTGTGCAACTGGTTTTGCTTGTGGTGCCTGAGCAACTGGTTTTGGTGTCACACCAAACTGTGAAAGACGTGACTTTAACTCTGCCTGAAAGTTCTTGAATGATCTCCAGTCACTTGTTGTTTTTGGTGATGTGATCTGTGCTCCAGAAGAGTGCTTCCAAATGTTGTGCTTTCCCGTATCACGCACAAGTTCAAATCCTTTCTCAAGGGCATGTTTTGCAAACGGGTCTTTTCTGCCTTCTTGTATGTCGTTCACTACTTCTCTGAAAGAATCTCTTCTGAATATTTATCAGTACGGTATCCGACATACTCTAATTGACTCCACTGTTCTTTGTAACAAAGCACAAGCACTCTGTTGTTTTTGTGCAGTGAACATGCTTGAATGTTTTGTTCATCTTTTGGAAACACATTGGTCTCAATGGTGATGTACTCCTTATCGGCAAAGTATACCCACCCCTCAACACCTTTGGTCCATGAAACATAGTCATTCAAACTGGGTTTATACATACGCTGCTTCAAGTGGAGTTTGCTTTGGAATCATTGCAGAATACGGTGTTGTGTTTCCTATATCCACCGACTGTCCAATGGTTTTGGAGTTGATGGGGGAATAATAGGTTCTTGTTTTTGTGTTGTAGAACCCCCAGATACAACGGACGGGATCACCAAGATTGTAGTCAAACCGACGCTGATAATGAATCCAGATAGCAATAACATTGCGTTTAAACTCTGTTTGCTCATAATACATTCTTTTGGGTGCCTTATGGGGAAACTCAAGCATCGACAACGGCACGGAGACGGTTTGGATTGTATCCTTCGGCAATGAGGTCATTTAACTTTGCACTTGCTTGTTCTTTGGTCAGTTGAACAGTATCAACATCCACCAGTTCCCAACCGCTGGTGGTCAGTTCTTCAAGACGATAAAGTTTTTCCATGGTTATCAGGTCGTAAATGCATCAATGATACCAGATTCATACTCATCCACAAGAGCAAACTTTTGTGCCTTGACAACGTTTGGCATAATCAGATTCTGATAACGTTCATCAAAACCTTCTTCTTCTGCAAGAAGTTCAAATGCTTCCGTGTCATTCTCAGCAATCAGTGAAACGACTCCACCATACTCAGAAGATGGAAACGGAACCCAGTAGTCAACAATGTAAAGAGATTTCATTGGTATGTGTAAATTACTCCTTTATTTTAGTATGACGCTCAGTGTTTGTCAAGTTTGCAAGTTGTCTTTGAATCTCAAACTTGACGGGAAACAAATGTGATGAAAAGAAACCAGCATACTGCCCATCCTTGAGAAGATTGTAAATGTTCTCAACCTGCATCTGTGCCAGAATGAGTTTTGTCTTCTGGTCCATCAAACAAACTCCTGAATGTAGTAGTCTACGGTGACTTCCAGTTCTGCTGCTTTTTGTTCATAAAAGTTGTCAGTGTACTGCTGGGCAGCGACCCATGCTTGATGGTTAAACTGTTCGACCTCAGCATGTTTCATAAAGTCTTCAAATGCGTTCATAAACTGTTTAATGTCCTCGTCGTTCATTTTGCGTAGCGGCAGTTAGGGTGAGGTGCAGGAAGTTCGGCACATGCTTTATCATATGCCTTGAACAGTTCTTGGTCACGTTTGATGAGAACACCGTTCCACATCAAAATAGCAATGAAAGCGAGAAAGATGTAAGAGGTCTTCATCAGCAGGCACCGTAGAAAGGATTGCCAAGTTGAGGCAGGTTGGAGTTGTCACGGGTCTCAGTGTAACCAAGTGCCACACGCTCACGGATGTCCAGCAGCATCTCCACACGGTTCAGAAACTTCTTCGACACTTGACCGTGAGGAGCAAAGGTAACAGCACGGAGAAACCACTCTTTGCTGATGTCACCGTAGGGGGTCTTGACGGGGTAGAAGTCAACAACCATGTTACCGTCCTTGCTGGTCAGTTGAGGCGTTTGCATCGGGTCTTCCCCTTGACTACCTTAGTATTATAGGTCAGAAGGACGGCACCACGTCGTTCCGTAGACCAGTTTGCGAAGTGTCCATCTGCTCAAACACCGTGTAAAGTTTGTTATACAGTGCTGGCACACTTCCATATTCTCTTGCGATTTGATGTTCTTCCCTGACTCCAAGTAACTGCAGTGCAGATAGAATCACACCAATTTCATGAACATTCAGTTGTACAGTTGTTTCAGTCATTGTTATCAGTCCCAAGATACGTTTTGAAGTAAGAAACCAGGCATTACCATTGACCAGGCACCCTGCTCACCAGTACCACTAATTTTATATTCCCATTTATAGGCAAACTTATTATGACTGTCCCAAGTCATAAAACCTTTCTCCTTATCAAACCAGGATTTGATGGTCAGACCAAACCGATTGGAGTAAATGTTACGGGTTCGCAGTGCTCCACCAGTCTCACGGGTTTCTACAACCTTACAGGTATCAAACTGAGCCTGAAGACCTGCATCCAGGGCACAAGGAGTTTCATACACAAATGGACGATAGACTTTCGGTTTTTGTGTAGTCTGTGCCAGTGCTGGAGAAGTCAGCAACAAAGTAGCGGCAAGTGCAAGCAGTTTCATTCAAACTCTCCAGTGCGATTATGTGGTTTAGAGTTTTTGAGTGAATAAACTTCTGTGCTCAATGTTTGAACGGCACTATACAGATTGCTTTCGACTTGATTCACTTTATACTCAAGGTTTCCCATCTGACGATACAGATTCAAACAAAGTAAAAGGTTACCTGTGATGCCAATGACGATTGACCATCCGATAAGTTGCTCAAGTCGTTCTTCACTCAGTTTCATATGACTCCTCTTTGACAAGTTCCAGATAATTATAACCAATCAATTGACGCCCTGCGTGGGTGCTGGTATTAACCTTCACACCTTCACTCTCCAGTTTCTCAATGCGACGGTTAGTGGCATTATTCAGTTTGGGTGTCCAAAAGTTACTCATAGTTTTCCTCCTGTTTTGTTATATTCTATCATATATCTGCGGGCAGCGTAAGCCTCAAACTCAGATGGAAATGATGCGATGGTCCTGTTGGTATCAGTCCAGACAAGATACCATCGCTTTGCAAACTGTTTGATGTAAATGGGTTTCATACAGAAGCAGTCACGGTGATTTCTTTAACGTTCAACCCACAAAGTTGAGAATAGACACGGTTGCAGATGATTGTAGATGCTTTCTTTGCTCTGGATTTCTCATACCAGACGGTCACACAACCGTCGTAGGTTTCAACTTGAACGCGATACTTGCTCATTGTTCAGTCCTCAGGGTAGAGTTTCCAACCATCAGGGCGAATGCCCAGTTCTTCACAACGCACCTCATAAACAATGCGCTTCAGAAGTTGAAGAGGCATTTCATTCTCAATCGTTTTCTGAATGGTGCGGCGGAGTTGGGCGTCTGTGGTGGTGTCGGTGACCATTGTGGTTTCCCTTGACTACCTTAGTATTATAGGGCACCCAGAGCGGTCTCAAGAGGGTTCTGTGCCACTTGTCCAGCTGGCACAAAGTTGGTCACCAGCACTTCCGCTACATCTAGCGTAGAAGTCCCTCTACCTGCGGTATACTTAGCGGTCATATCGTAAATGTTACATCCAGGAAAATGTTTCTCATAGAAACCATCATGAATGTCTTTGTTGGAGTATGCGAAATGACCATTATGTGAGGTCAGTAGGTTACACAATTGAATTTGATGGTCTTCGGTGAACCCACCCTGATACAGAACCACACTGTCCCGATACGGAGGGTCTGCATACACAAAATCTCCATCTTGTAACGGAACGTTCTCAAATGACTCATTTAGCATCTCACAACGCTGAAATAGTTTTGCCACTTCACGGATGTTAGTTTCATTGAAGAAACCCTCTTTCTGCAGACAAGTTCCAGGTGGAGTAGAATATCTGTGATTGCATTTGATGTATGCTTTCCACATTCCGTTGAAGTTTACCTGCAGCATAAACAGCAGCAGACCAGAATAGGTAATATCATCCTGCTCAGTCATGCAATACTTCTCACGCAGTTCGTAATAGTATTCCTTACGCTCTTCTGGTGTTTTGGTCAACCATACCTGCACACATTCATTCCAGACGCTGATAACATCATTCGTATTGGTCTTGATGTTGCGATACATCAGAATGAGTTCACTGTTGAAATCATTGATGACCAGTTCTGCATTTGGATAACGTTCTGCGACCCACAGCAAGTTAGTGAGACCACCACAGAACAGGTCAACATAACGGGTGACTTTTTCGGGGTAAAACAAGTCAGCATATTGCTTTGCCATACGCTGTTTGCTGCCTGTCCATTTGAAGAGTGGTTTCATAGTAATAGCAAGATAATTGATCTATTATAGCAGAATTAAATCTTTACATCAACATATCCATCAGCGACTGCTTGAGTGCAGTTGAGTCGAACAAGTTTCGGATAAAACCTCAAACCAAGTCCATTCAAGTTATTTACGTCAACAATGTTAACGACTTTTTTAGTTTCTGGGTTAAAGTAAAAAATATTATACCAACCATCAATCTCTTTGTAACGCTTAAGTGCAAACTTACCGATAACATTATTAAATTCTTCTTTATTGGTATAGCACTCTGCCAGGTCTTCAGCAAGTTGAGTTACATCAACACCAGGATAAAGTTCAGTAAAATAATCAAGATATTGTTTTTGAGGATTTGATACTGATGCAACATGTGCAAGAAAATCTTTTTTCAAATATGCACCAGGTTTATTACCATCAAAATATTTGCGATTCAGTTCATCAACCAAACCTTTGTCCGTTATGCCAGTTTTGATAACTTTAAGACTTGAATTACTTTTTTTAACTTCAGTTTTACCTTTTTTGTGAAGACCATCATTATCGCCATGACTAAAAGAATAATCCTTAAGAATAAAGGCAAGAGCATACTCACCAATACCAATAGATCTTGTAGTAATATTAACTATAACTTCAAACAAATGGGGAAAAATAGGATCATTTTTCAAATTATCCGAAATGATATCGTTAATATCTTTACGGAAATTCTCATCAAAAATAGAAATATCAGTCAAATTTGAATCATCTTCCATCAGAGTAAGAGTGTTCTCTGGATCACCACCAAATTCTTCCTTGAAGAGCATCATAAATGCCAAAATAGTTTCTGGCAGTTCTTTACTATCAATACCCTTCTTCTTACAGAGAGCACAAATTCTTGCACGAAGTTCTTGAACAGTAGTCATGGTAATTTTTGAGTATCTCAATATTATACACCAACCATCAGGCGGTTGGGGAAGAACTGTGCCACTTGATGATCCGTCCACCCATTCTTCTCAAACAGGTACTCAAGATATAGGGTTTCTTCTTGCTCTCGTGCCTCAATTTCGTGTGGTTGATGCCAATAGTCGTAATTTTCGACGGGTTCTTTACCATAATACATTTTTCCACGCTTGGACCGCAGCGAACCCACTACCCACTGCCGCAGATGGACCAGTTCGTGCAAAAGAGTTTTTATATACAACTCCTCCTCCATATGGGTCTGAAGTTCAATAAGAAACTCACGGGGACGATAGGATTCACCCACATAGTCACAGTAACCATAAACTTCCTCACGTTTCAGACCACGATGAAGAATCTCTACCTCAATTTTATGACGGGGCAGAAACTTATTCAGAAACCAAGTGGTAACGTCCTCACAGAGGAGTTTAGAATAACCGTATCCAGAATACGTGATGTAAGACATTGACCCCAGTGCAAAAACCAAACGAAGGATGAAACAAAAAGAAGTTTTTCTTTAGCAGTCATCGGGTGTTTCAATTAATTTTCCAACGATTACTGCAACAGGAATAGAAAGTAAAATCCATAAAAGTATCCAAGTCATCGGGCAATAATATCCAGAGACTCCAGCAGCATCATAGCAAGTTCCACTTGGTTGTCCTCATCAACCACAGGAATGTTGGCATCCACAAATTCACTTGCCAGTTCGTGAAGCAACTCACACATTCTCTCATCAGCGTGTGCAAAGGTAGCAAACTCACTCTTGAAACCGTTGCACAGAAGGCGCAGAGACTTGGTGACAGTCAGTTCGTTGATTTCTTTAGCAGCGTCAAACATTTGAGGAGTGGTGTTGAACATGATGTTATTATAGGGCATCTGGGGTGCCGTGAAGCACCCACTGTGCCAGTTTTCCAAGTGGTCAGCGAGCATACAAATAAGAACCTGCCCAGTCAGCATGTTGAAGCAACCATTCACGCTGCTCGATGATACGAAGGTCGAATCGAACACCTTTGGCAGGTGCTTTCCAACTAGCAGACTTATACACTTGACCAGTCTTCTTATCTACAAAAGCGTGGACAGAACGCGAACCATTCGCATTCATAATGATCTTGTGATACTTACGACCAGTCTCAGGAAAAAAGTCATAATCACAAGTGCCCTGCTTCAGTTTATCAATTTGCTTCTGGTGATACTCATGAGTATCAGCGTCATCAATAAACTTTTGATGAGACTTGATGCTGTAATCAATGTAGTTCTGCCGCAGTGCCTCACAGAGAGCATAGGTATGCCCCAGAACAGCAGCAGCAATGTCTTTCCGTGCCTCAGCAGCAGCGGCGTAGTCAGCGAAGGTGGTGGTCATTGCTTGGTTGCGTATGAACGTATTATAGCGGCACCTAGGCACCGCTGAGGGGGTCAGTATGCCAGTTCAGGATCTGGCACCCAGTAGTCGTCTTCTCCTAAGTATCCCATCCAATCTTGGGGGTCAGAATCATACATTGCGATTTCACGCAGTTCATCCATCAGTTCAGACAGGTCCATAATGATCCTCAACTACTTGGGTATTATAGCAGAAAGCGGACTAAACCGCCAGTGCTCCAGAAGGAATCTCTACAACTTCAGGCAGTTTGCTATCATCAAACTGGTGCATATTGTAGCAGACCCATTCACCACTACGGAAGACATATGCAAACTCTTCGCTGTTGTCGGGCAGAAGATATTCACACAGGTCAGCATCAAGGCGAGGAGGAGTATCTTCGCCACGATAAGAGTAGTAGTTAGCACCATATTGGGTTTTCTGATCGGACCCAAACACTTCATCAGTCCAGGCACAGGACATATCACCACCGTCAATCAGTTCGGCAGCAAGTTCTTTGCTATTGTAGTGCGTCTTCAGGATGCGACCCAACCAAGCTTCATAACCATCCCAGTGGTGATAGGCAGACAGGATAGAACCATCAGCAAGTTCAAGACCGATGCGAGCGCGAGTTGCCATTGGGGGCGTTTGTTGATTACCCATATATTATAAGGGGTCTCCCAGCGAACCAGGAGACCCCTTGTGCCAGTTTTTCAACTGTCCTCAGTCATCATAAACTCTACACTCTAATGCATCAGGATTGGCATCACAATAAAGCTCCAATGGCGTAGGGTCATGGTCATCATCAGGATGTTTTGCTTTGTATGCTTCTAGTGCCTCAAGTTCCTCTTCAGTATGTCTCCGTGCCTGAGGTGATGTTTGTGGATCATTCAGAATACTAATATCTTTCTGAATATGTTGATCGATATTGTCCATAGTTTTGTATCTTGTTGATATATTTATTTTTTATTCGCTTAAAGAAGAACCTCTCCAGTTCTTAGGAGGGGGAGGATCACACTTACCTTCAAGTGAGCGAACCATTAGTTCGGTGAACTTTTCCATTTTTTCCGCAGAAACTGTTTGTGGAGCATATGTAATTGCGTCTTTAAGTGCCACAAGTTCATCCCATTCTTCTTTTGTAAGAACTTCTGTGCCAGTTTTTGCGAGAGTCATAAGTTTCTTGCGGTGTTTCTCAATATTAGCATTTCAATACAATACTATCTAGAAACTTAATGTTTTCTTTGGGATCAAGTCATATTACTTAATGAAATTGTCAAGTCTATCAAGATCGTTTAGTAGTTCTTTTTCTTTCTTTTTATCGTGATAATAAGACCACAAGGCATTATGAACATCCATAAGTTCAGTCACCCAGAAACCAGTAGGATAAACTCCTAGTGCATCTTGAAGACCACGATGACTCGTTCCTTCACTTTCCGCCTTACACATAATATAGCATATTGCTTGGAGCATATCAAGTTTATCAGACTCGGAAAGCATAAAATACTTTCCCACTGCCCTTTCTAGACTTTCTTGGTGAGACTTCTGCATTTCTTTGAATGAATCAGAGTTCCACCAGTCTTCAAATGCGTTTTTTCTTTCTTCAGTCATCTTTTCCAAAGATAGTTCCAAAAAAACCAGAGTCACCTGGTTTACGGTTTTCCAGTTTATCTAGCAAACTATCAGTTGTTTGCAATGACTCAATTCGGGTAATAAGGTCTGCTATTACTGAACAAACCATCGGGCGTTCTTGACGTGCTGCATATGCTAGTGCATTACGCAGTGCTCCTTCTGCTTCTTTCAGCGATTCTTCAACAGATTGTGATAGTGCCATTAAAATTCACTCCGTCGTCTTGGTGTAAAAGGTTTATCATTCCATTTGCAATAATCTGGAAGTTCTGATTTTTGATCCTCAAAGTATTGGCAAAGTTGAGCAACATCTGGGGGATATTTTGGTCTCATATATTCACTTTTAATATTATCAATATGGCAAAAAAGATTGTATCCACATATAAGAGCACCAATCATTAGAATCTATACCTTTCAACGTGTTTTTTCAAAAGATAAGATCCATCACCCTGATCTACCCATTCAATAACATCATTTTCCTTCAAATTTGCTGCTTCTAGCAGATCATCAGGGAATGTTATACAGTATTCATCTTTATCAGTGTCTTCATCTCTGACTTCTTCAACGGGCAGAACCCACGTCTTTTTCTTTTCTGGAGGAATCCAAAAACCATCATCAGTCATCGTCCAACCAGCGGCAATTGCCTCACTGTATGATAGAGTTTTACCTTTTTCCTCATCAATAGGACCTGACTTTTTATTTTGTTTTGCTTCATATTCATCAACAATTTTTTGGTAGTATTGTTGAGTCCAACCATCATTCCAAGCAGAGTTTGCTTCAATCTTTGCTTTTGTATACTCCAGACTACTTACTGTTGAACCAGTATGTTGTTCTGGAAGAGGACACTCAAAGTCATCATAACCCTCATAATACTTCTTTTCTGCAATTGCTGCTTCAAAAAGTTCTTTATCTTTTACAGGACGATGACCACTCAACAGTTCCAAAAGTCCAGAAGCACGACTCAAACGATCCTTATGATAATAATAATCTTCACGAACTACTTCACGAATCGCAGAATAGATTTCATGCGGTGAAGCATCCCCGTCTATTGCATCATGAACCCATTCTTGCAACTTTTCGAGTGAATAGTCTTTATAATCAAAGTTAGCATTATTTGGATTGGAGGTCATTGATGTAGTCTTTGATTGCTTGTTCCATAATAACCTGGATTTCTTTGCTTGTCAACCCATTTAACCATTTCCAATTTGGGTCTTGTGGGTCCCAATCCATTGAGAAAGACCCATCTTCATTTTGTGTTATCTTAAGACTATCAACATTCATCGCAGTCAGTGTCCTTGTGTTTCTTACGAATCTTTTTAAGTTGTTTCAGTTCTTCCTTGATCATTTTATATGCTTCATCGCTACCAATTTTATCACCCATCTCAAGAGCAATAATAATATCTACTCGGGTTCCAAAATGTGCGAGTGCTTTTTCAAAGCAGTCTAAGTCATACATCTTGTTCAGACCAAAAACGTTCGGCAAGAATATCTATGCGAGCGTCCAAAGAATTTTCCACACGATAGAGTTCATTTGTCGTTTCAACGTTCTCTTCTTCCAGACGCTTTACATCAAGAAGAAGAGCGTTATACTTTTCTTCAAGAGCAGAAAGTCTTTCATACAGTTCATCCATAGGAGTCTCTTGTTTCAGACCCCACTTTCTATGAAACCAATACTGTTCACTCATAATACACCAACCTCTTTCAAATAGTTTCTATACCTCATAAAACGATTCCAGTTTGGTTGTCCTGGAACATTTAACTGATAACATATTTCACAATAACACAACCACTCATACCAAGGAGTGGTAGGATCTAATACGTGATATGGATAATCAGAGTTTTCCACCTACTTCAGACTCATAAGTTTTGGATTCAGCGAAACCTTCCTGCCGTCCTTTAAGATAAAAATGTGTCGCTGAGATACACTGCTGTTCAGTGAGAGACGTGATAAGTCCGTTGCCATCCTTATCAGTGGAATACCAGAGTCCATACTTTTTTTGCTCAACGTAGAAAACATCATCAATTAGTTTCTTTTCCATGCTTTATCTCAGGATGAGGAGCGTAAAGAGGACCATCATAGTCCTTATGAATTTCTTTGAGTGCTTTAATCACTTCAGGAGTTTCTTCCCAACTCCATTCGTTTCCATTTTTATCAGTAAAGGTGCGTGCTGTCATTTCACTCCTCAAATTTGTAACTTAGTTTGATGTCTTTCTTTTTTAGTTTGTAGCGATCAATGTGCTTTTGGCGGTTGTGTTCACTATCGAAGTAACACTTACGAGTTTCATTTCCATCTTTGTAAACCAACTTCCAGGGAAACTGGTCAAAAGGAAATTCTTCGGTGTAGTCCATCAGGTAGGTTGTTCAACACGTTGAGTATACACGGAATCAAACAGTTCGTCAAGTATCTCACCACACTCGTGATACTCTTTGCTATCAAGGATGGTTTTCTCAAACTGATAGCGACGCACAGCAGTAAAGATGAGTTTATATTGTTCAGAGGTAAAGTTCATCACATTTCTCCAAGTGTATGAATGACTGGTTTTTCGTGTGCTAGGATGCGGTAAAGGTCTTCATTCTGTGCTGCTGATATGGGAATGAACTCCGTCTTATCATCAAACTCATCATCACGAATTGCTTGGTTAATTACAATAGATCCTTCTTCTCCTGACCAAGAACGATGGTATGTTCTCTGAGGAATGACCAGAGCACCAGAGCTACGATTAAGATGAACGATGTGATAAGGATACCTCCATTCAGGATTTACAAGTTCAAATGTACGAATGCCAGACAGAACACGATTGTGGTCAATCTGATGGTAATGAATGTAAAACTGCTTTGCTCCTACAATATCATCAGGAGGAGAGATAGCAGGTCCTTCATGAACTACAAG